CGCTTTGATTGCTTTCGCTGCCGCTGCTGCTTCGTGTCCCATCTATCTCAAAGACCTACGTGCCGATCTTCAAATCTACAAGTTGCTTCGTGAAACGCGATGTCTCTTCGTCGAAAGCGGGCGTTAGGAACGGCGTGCCCTTCTGGTGTCGCGTTCCAAATTCTTGATATTCGGCATATTCAACGTTCGTGCCCACCGTTGCTTTCAGTGGCCCCTTGATCTCAGTCGTTATTGAGCTCCGCAGTACGCCGGTATCGACTGGAGCCAATGTCTTAGCCTTCGCTTCAATAGCAAATGCTGTTTTGCGAACGAGTTCAGAAAGCGCCCTTTCGATATTGATCTGAATGCGCGGTAGATTGTTTTTTGACTGAACCGGCATCAGCTTTCCTCGAGAGTCGCCAGCACCTTAATTGAGACGCCTGAGTTCCGGATGATGCCCTTCACTTCAAAGGTATGGGCGGATTCTTCTGCCCGGGCCGCAATGGCGATCCGATCCTCTGGTTTGACGTCAGTACCGATGGCAAACTCGAGCGCGTAAGCAGTAACACTGCCAATCTTCAGAGCGCGGACGTACTCTTTCGCGTCCTTGCCCGCCGGCTTCCATGAGCAACCAACATTCGTCGCCACGTTGGAATAACTCGGTGAGGCTGTGCCGTAATCGCTGAGCGAAGTTCCCGGCCGTGAGATGGTCGCGACATCGGGAAATGAGTTTTCAAGGACCGAATTGGCAAGAGCATTAACGGAGTTGATTGCGATCGAAAGTGTGCCGCTCATGCTCGTGTAACCCTTCCACCGCCACTATTCACCATCAGATTTCGCAGCAACCGTCTGGCTTCGGCTGGGAGTTTCCCGACTGAGCCCTGAGTGAACTGTTTGATCTGCACTGTGCCTGTCGACATGAAATCAACGTTGTCGAGGTAGTTCTCTTGAAGAAAATCAACACGCAGAAGTTCAAGAGCCGTGAGGTACGTTGCTTCTTTCACGAGTCGCGGGATTGAGGCTGAACTGTATTCTTCCCCGTCTTCGTCGATCACTTCCGTCCGCGGCCACTTCAATGCTTGCCCGCCCGTGGTCTTTGTTCCAAAGAACCGCTCTTCGTCGATTCGCCGCGTTGCGGTAACTAGCGCTGTCGACTTCTGCGCGTCTGTGCGCGAGTTCCCTGAAGCGTCCTTATTCCAGTTTCCGTTGTCGCTTGCACCGACGCGGTCAGCGAAATAGGTCTCAGCTTCAGCGAGAGTGACGTAGGAGTTATCTGCGGCGCCGCCTGGCGTGTGAGTAAGGGCCACGCGGCTACCTCGCAATCAGGTGAAGCATAAGGATCCGATCCGCGCCTTCGCTTGAACCGGAGACGAACTTCATAAAGCGAACGCCCCAGAAGTTCACCGGATCAACCGAGTAGTAACCAGACGCGCTGACAGTGAACGATAAGGCTGATCCGCCTGAGGTTTTTAATGCCTTGAACGTGCCACCAGACTGCGCTGCTACCGTGAAGGTCATGGCTGTGCCGGTGAGAGTTCCAGGGGTCTCAAAACCAACGAGGATAAAATTCTCTAGGTCAACTTCAGCGGACGATGTTCCGCCGCTCGAAATTGTGACCGACTTGGTGATCACTCCGCGGCCTGACTGTAGTGCGCCCATTTACTTTTTACCCTTACCCTTGCGCTTCGGTTTCGCTTCGCCTTCGTTCTGCTTAATCGGCTCAACAGGACGCACTGCGGGCTTCGTGGCTTCACGAACAGTCCGCAACGCTTCCAGTTGGAGTTGTGCGCGCGTTTTGATCATTACGCGGTCATCAGTCCCGCTGCGCGCAGTGACGCGAGGGCGGCGTTTAACTGCGTGCGGACCGCCCCAACGTCAACGCGAAGTGCATTCACTTGCGCGGCGATGTCGGCAAAGTTGTTTTTGCAGTCTTCGATATCCGCGACCACTTCAATCACCTTCTGCGTGATGTCAGAAGCGTTCTGAGCCATCACAGCAACGACCGCGCGCAAGGCGTTATGCTCTGCTTCCGTAGGATCTTCGCCGCCCGTTAGAGCCGCAGGAACAGACGTAGCCGCGACCGTGTCGTCGTGGGTGCCTGAAAGACCGCTCGAATCCGTGAGAGTGGTGAGACCACCGACAGCGGTGATGGTGGTATTCGCTGAACCGCCAGAGTTGTCAGTCAGCGTTGCGGAAGTCAGCGCTCCAGCATCCGCAACCGCATCGGCGATCGCCGTGCCTGGGGAAAAGTTCTGCCACTTCGTACCGTCAGAAACGAAAAGCTTGTCTCTGCCAGTAGCGTTGCTGGTGGCGCCGAATGTTCCCGCGGTTAAGCTTGTGAGAGTTGAGTTGGCGGTTATCGCCGTGGTGAGAAACTTCCAGTTCTTGTTTCCAAGTGTGATCGTGCCGTCACTATTAACTTTTACTTGCAGACCGGAAATGAAGTCCTGAATTTTATTAGCCATCTTGTCTCCTGGCGAGGATCATGGCCCGCCTGATTGTGAGTGAAGAGAGAAGGGGCGACGGGTGAAAGCGCCGCCCCTTAAGACTCGCTACTGGAGCGAGATAGTCGGATTACTGATCAGCCTGCGCCTGGCACTTCAAGATCACGCCGGCAAGGTTCTTATCGGCCGTGACGGCCTTGTCCCAGTTCGTACCGGTTCCGACCGCCGAGCTGTCCGGGTTCGATCCACCGTTCTGAACGTCCCAGCGGAAACCCTTCAAGCCAAGGTTGTAGGCGTATTCGCCCTGCCATCTCAGTGTGAGTTGCTCATTACCCGTCACGTTCTCGACTTCCAGGTCAAGCTCTTCGCTCTGCTCGACGTCCACCGCGCCTGCTTGCAGGCCAACGATGTAGTACGAGTCGGGGGTGTCGCCAGTGACGATCAAGCCCGAAGAGTCCGACACGATGATCGGGATGCCAAAGCCTGCGATCTTGTAGGCCTGAATCACATCACTTGAAACGCCGGGAATTTGGTCCGCAATTGACTGCACGCCGAGGTCGTAAAACGGGATGGAATGCATGACGAACGCTTTAACGCGATTCGCCTTATCGCCCAACAGCGACAGAGTCCTGAGAAGATCAGTGTGATTGGTGGTCTTTACTGTCGCCGAAGTGATGTCACGCTTCAGAGCTGACACGTTTGCAAGAGCAGCAGCGACGGCGCTCAAAGACGTGTTGACCATGTCTTCCGCCATTGCCTGGCCCATTTGCTGGCCCAGCACGAAAGACATTTCGCGCGGGTTCTTGCCGATCATCTTAAAGGCTTTTTTGGCCTGCTCAATCGGACCCAGCCGGCGGTGCAGTTTGACCGACACGAATTCGTCCTGAGTGATTGCGGTGGGAGTGACCGAAGAAGTCGAGGTCGTGTCTTGGCGAGTCACCAAACCCGAGATGACGTCGAAGAACGATTCTTTGTGATAGTCGCCGCGGCGCTCCATCGTGGTGAGACGAATGGCGCCATTCGAGGCCGCATTGAAAACGTCGCCGTTCTGCTGAAGAACTTCAGTGACGCCGCCGTTCAGCTCGGACTGGTAGATTTTGAAGTCAGATGCTTTTCCGATGCTCATGTGAGGTTACGTGGTCTTTCTGGGCTCAGTGGCCCGGTGAGAATTGGTTTTGTCACTCGGCTACTTCGCTAATTTCTTCCATTCGTCGTAGCCGTGCTCTCCGATGAACGATCTTTTCTCGTCTTCGGAGAAGTCCTTTTGTCGTTTGGACGACCGTGCCCCAACATTGGCCGGGGCTCCACTCCCACTCGCGCCTGACGCGGCGTAGAACTTGGGTCGCTTTTCGCGGTACAGAGTTGTAAAAAACTTTTCGAGCGTAATTTCAGTCGGCTCGCCGTCTTGCAGCACTACCGGTTTACCGTCTTCGTTCAAGTCGAAGAATGACGCGGTATCCAACAGAACTACTTCCATGTCTTCGGCCAAAACACCGGCCTTCAAGGCAGCGTCCCGGATTGGCGTAGTCAACTCGAAGCTGCGAAGCTTCTTTTTCAATTCCGCCTTTTCCGCTTCGTGCGCCGCGTTATCCGCTGCACGACTGTCCTTTTCACGCTTCAGCGCCTTTTCATGCAGGGTGTTCAGTTCTTCCTTGCCCTTACCCTGATCTGCCGGTGGCTGCTTGTCTTTGTTTTCGCGCCACTGCTCGATCTCATCAAGATCTTCATCAGCAAGTGCGTCGAAACGCTCGTACCGCTTGTATTTGTCTTTGAGCTTCTTTTCGTTTCCGATCAGCTCTGAGTTTTTCTTTTTAAGACCTTGGACCGTGCCCTGAGTCTTGATGTCAGCGTATTTGTCGGGGTCAAGGGAAAACTTCCCGTCCACTTCGACGTATGCGCCGCGAATTGATTCATCGACCGAGTCAATCGAATCAACGGTGATTTCAACTGGCATGTAAACTAACTGGCTCCTTTGCCTGGCATCGGAAGAAAATATTGTGTGAGGGATGCGGCGTGAGGAACCGCATGTCTCGACGTGGAGCATCCTGACGGAGTTAAATTGATCGCTTGTGATTTGTGTTATTCAGGTAGAATGAAAAGCGTGAGTTTGTTTACTTTTCTTCACCGAATGTTCGACAGTCCGCGCTGCGACATGATGGCGTGTGAGAATCCAAAGCATGGCCGCGTTCACTTCCAGAAAGGCACAGGCGTGCCGTACGTGCCTAACAACCTGCTCGTGCAAGCCGTGCTCGAAACCCCCGCAGTGCGAGCATTGCAGCGGCTTGGTCGCATTGGTTATTCAACGGATGCTCTCGTGAGGTCGTTCGCTCCGAAGTGCGAAGGATGCGGCGGGACTGGCACGATCAAGAGTGACGGCGGCGCGCGTCCGTGTTTCCTTTGCAATCGTGACGCTTTGACCGCTCCGGTCTATCAAGCAGGTGGGCCCTGTTAATTGTAACGGGACAAGTTACAGATGGAATTTTACCAGCCTGAATGCAAGATTGATTTCCCCGCATTGCTCCGTGAAGCGATCATCACAGACGTACGCTGCCACGGCTTCGCTGAACGCTGTAGCTTGCAAATGAGCAGCGCGTTCGTCGGCTGGGATCATTCGCAGATCGACAACTGGTGCGCAGAACATAACCTTGTAATCATTGCTCGCCATACGGACGGAAGGATTGTGATTATGCGGGCGACGCGCGAAAACCTGGCGGCTTACGGCATTGACACGCCGCAAATATCTCACGCACTTGAGAAGCAAGGCGCGATTCTCCGTGCAGAAGTTGAAGCAATGGACTGGCCAAAGGTAATTGGAGAATGAAGGTTTTCGTCGTTGAGTTTGGCGCGTACTCTGATCGCTACGTTTACGGCGTCTTTTCGACTGAAGAGCGTGCCCGAATTGCGGCAGCACCAAACGGAGACGTTACTGAGTATCAACTTGACGAAGCCTTTGATCTTTACGACAAGGGGCTTCGAGCGTTCGACGTGGCGATTGCTTACGACGGAACTATCAAAGGGATTAGCAATCTGGACTACCGCGCCGGAACATCAACGCAGAGCCGTTTGCTCGCGAGTGGGAGCTATGCAAACTTGAGATGGGACAGTCTTAGCGTAACCACGTGGGCCAAAGATGAACAGCACGCCGCTAAGATCGCAAACGAGCATCGCGCCGAAGTGATCGCGGCAGGATGGAATGGCGTGGATCACTTCTGTCTCGCTACGCCGCGCGTTTCTTAATCATCTTATACAGCGGTCTAACCTGATATGCTCCGCCCCAGTCTCTATCTCTCGTAAGGATAACGAAGTCATCTAACGGGGTGCCTTTCGCATACATTTCGTAACGTGAAGGCCCGAGGATAGTCTGCTGTTGCTCCGCTGCAAGATTCCCGAATGCAACCGAACCGGATTGCAGCTTTGTTTTCACTCCACGAATACTCGGCACTGATGTGCAGCGACAAGAAACGTGTGAAGGAAAGAACGTTTTTGATAGCGGGAAGAACTGACCGTGCAGCGCCCAACAGGCGGCACATGTGCGTATCGAGAGAGTTGAGATCCAAATCCATCCGTCGAGCACGTCATCATTCGCCGCGTATGTCGCGAGACTGCTTTGACGATACGCTCTCATGCTCTCAGTCCTCGCGATCGCCAGCGCACGCCATCTTGGCATGTCAACTGCGCTTGATATTTCTCTCGCAATGACTCGCGGCCCTTTTCCAGCGCCGAGCCCTTCGATCAACTTCTCTCCGATGTCCCTAGCCGCTTCTGATCCAAGCTTCTCAAACAGTTTATCCAACGATGATCCGTCCTGCAGTGCGCCAACTAATTCTTCAATAGCTGCATTGGGTAAACGAACAAACGTAAGGTCCACGTCTGCGGCTTGAATTAAACTGGCAGCATGTGATTGCCCGAGACTGATCGCTTGAAACTGTTTGGCTTGAATGTACTGTGAGGCAGATCGAGAGAATCCGTTAATCTGTTCTTTAGCCCGTGGAATGAGTTGCTGATACCTGAACGATCTTCTGAGCCAATCCCTATTGACCGTCTTCCCGGCTCGCTGCGCGGCTTCCATCTCACGTGTTAGTTCTCGGAGATCTCTTTCAAGTCGCTTTGCAATCTGTTCATACGCAGATGAAAGCTGAGACAGCATTTGCTTATCGCCGCGTAGTACATCGGCGCGAAATTCGCGAGCGGTTGTGATGATGGAAGACACTTAACGCGCGGCGTTGAGAGATATGAAGGTCTTGCAGTGATCGCAGTAGTAGTCACGATCTGGATACGGCTTGCTGAGCGTGTTGTGACAGACGAAACACGGGGGGTGCGATTTTGGTTGGCCAATCCTCTCGGATAACCCCGCTATCTTTTGTCGCTGCCGCGCGATTAGCTCTTGAGC